CCCTGCTCCCGGTGTGGCCTGTGCATAACCAAGTAAAAGATCTGAAATATAATTAATAGGACTACGCTGCTTTTCTAATTCTTCCATTTTCTTAGCAGCAGCTTCCTGTTGACGTTTAAATAATTCTTCTTTTTCTGTTGTAATATTTTTCTGTCCTTGTAATAAACTACCTAAAGCAGAAATAAAAGTTGCTTTACTTAAATCTTGACCTAGTGGAGATGCTTCACTGACACCAGTATCACCAATCATTCCTGCACCTTGTAGGTTTTTAATCTGACCAGATAATCCACCTTCTGATCTATAAGCAATAGAACCACCAGTATTAAAGAAACCAAATCCAGAAGGACCTGCAATCTTACCTACTGCACCAAGAATACCTGCAAGGTTCTGTGATGAAGATGGTTGAGCCATTGGCTGATACCTTGCTGTAGATTGGTAAGGATAACCATAAAGTGTAGACTGATATTGACCAAGTGTAGTATATGGATATTGTTGCTGTTGCTCAAACTCCTGACGAGCAATGTCCAAACCCGCCTGTGTCATGCCACGTTGTGCTTCACCAATACCAGACAAAGCAGTAAGTTCTGTAAGAGCCTGTTTAGGTGCAGCCTGACCCAAGGCAGCAAGGCCAGAAGCTGCAGCACGTTCACGTTCTTTCTGTGCTTCAAATGCACGAAGACCAGTTTCATAAGCAGCTTGCGAACCTTTAGTTTGAATATCACCAAGCTGTTGTTGTAAGTTACGTAGTTGTTCTGCTTCAAGAATGGCCTGACGTGACCCACCATAACCGCCAGCACCAACTGCTTTAGCACGTGCTTGTTGCATAGGAACCTGCGCTTGACGTACAGCCTCACGCTTTTCTACATCTACAACGGCTTGCTGGTATGGGGACATATACTGAGTAGCCATTTGTGGTGTAAACTGTTGTGTCTGTCCTAAAGTTAAAGCAGCAGACGGAGCAAAGTACTGTTGACCTGCACCAACCAAACCTGCAATGCCTTGCATAGCTGCCAGTTCGTCAGGGCTAAACCCTGCAATCTGTGGACCTGCATAGGTTTGGTAACCCAATCCTTTTTTCTGTTCATAAATTTCTTTTGCTTCTTTAAGAACATCTTTTAGACCAGATTTATAATCCTCTGGCACATCGTATTGTGGGTCTGCCATTATGTTAACTCCTTAATTATTTTGTCCCCATTAATCTGGTTCATTTGTTTTCCTGTTCCATTTGCTTTATGTCTAACATCCTGCATAAACTTATCTAGTTTTTCTGCACCTGCATCAGACGAACCATTACCAAGTTCGGACACAACATCTGCAGCAATTACATATTCATCACGGCTTAAACGAGCCTTTTTAATTTGTGGATCACCATCAACTTTAAATTCTATTTCATCTGACATTCCGTCACCTTTACCGTCAACCATTCCTTCAAAGTATTTACCTGCACTAGAAGGCTGTTTCCCGGCTGATAGAAGCGCAAGGAGGCCACCTTGGTTCATCATAGGCATCTGAGGCTGTTCCATTTGTTGTGGCTGTTGTGGAGCCATCTGCATAGATTGCTGCTGCATTAGCTGTTCTTCCATAGCCATTTCTTCTTCTTCCATGTCATCAGCGTTATAATCAGCAAGTTTATTACGACCAAAGTTTATAAGTTCCTGCATGGCTTGCTTACCAGATATATCTTGATTTAATAAACCTGCTATACCTTCAAAAGAATCTTGAAGATTAAACGCTTCTGGTAAACCAGTCTTAGGATTGATTGTAAGTTTACCAATACGCTGAAGTAAATTCATTTCTGGTTTTGACATATGTACAAGTTCAGAATCTCCTTGCCTACCTTTTAATGCAAGAAGACTAGAAATACCTGACATAGGTGCTTGTCTATTAATGTAATAAGCCATTATGCTGATACCTTATTTGGAGACATATAATTTGACTGTGCTTTAGTCATATCTGCCTGAAAATTACTACTCTTATTATACAATGAATTAAGGTTTAATGCCATACCTTGGACTGTTTTTGTTCCAAAATAGTCATTGGTTTGTACGACACCACTATTAATATTGGTAACATAGGTGCTGTTATTTATTAAATCAAAGTATTGTTGTCTGTTCATTAGTTAAAATCCACCCATCCAGTTCCGCTAACATAGCCTCTAAACTTACCTGCACTTGCAGCAAATACAATATCACCGTTAGCAGGTCTACCTATTGATGCTACAGTTACCACTGTTAATACTTTACTTGCAGGTTTATTATCTATCTGATTATCTCTTGTGTCTAATTCATAACCTAATAAATCTGCAAACTGTCTTATTTCCCTGTACAGTTCTTCTGAAGACATACCACTAGTCATTCTATAAACAGGAAGTTTAGGATAGTTAGCCATTATCTTTTACCGTCCGGCTGGATATTAGCACGAACCGCACCCCAACGCCAAGAACTATCTGAACTTGCAGACACAATAATCTTAGCCTGTCTTCCTCTACCACGTAAATCAATCTTCTTAGTAGATTGTTGTACAGTGTATGGTCCTTTTGTTATAATTGCACTATTAGGATATTCTTGGAACTGTAATGTTAATTCTATTGAACCGTTATTTGTAATAGTATAATCTGGAATAATTCTATCTACAAATAAAATTTCATTACCATCATCAATCTCAAACTCTGCAGATTCTAAGTATGATGGTAGTATCTTACCATCGCCTTTGTATTCGTCTTTAGGTTCATTGTTCCATACATATCTATCAGCAGTAGCAGACACACGACCAGTGGCTATTGTATTTTCATACACACTGTGGTCTGCATATGTTGAATAGAAGCTAGTACCAAATGCCCAATGGTTTTCTTTATAGTTATAGATAATATAGCTATCAGGTTCTGTTGCAAACTCAGAACAGTACAACCAAATAATTTCATTAAACTCAGAGTTAGTTCCTGCAAATACTTTATCTTTATTTACTTCATTAAAGCTTTCATATAGATACCTACGTACAGTACAATCCAAGTTTCTTACACGTCCGTCAAAAGCATAGAAGTTATTTTCACCCATCCAGTATGCAATGCCATCCACATCAACTGCAGCGTGTGGCGCAATTAGGCCACAATTAGTACCCACTTGCTGGAAGTTAAATATAAAAGGTGGACCAACAAACTGCTGTGTATACATAGCATTGTCAGTCCAAATGTTAATAGCATTACGTGAACGAATAGCACCACGTATTTCTGTACCACCTGTAAGGATTACTTCACCTGATGTAGAAGAAATAGAAGGTGTCCAGTTGTTAAAGTTTTCTTGGTCTGACCAACGAACCAACATTGGATTATAATCGCCAGTACCAAACTCATTAGAGCCAAAAGCAATAAGGTGTCTATCATTAGGTGACACACGAATATAATTGTTTACTGAAGGTGCTGCAGAAACAACAACTGCACGTTCTGGTGTAATAGAGGCATCTACATCCAAGTAGAATATCTTACCACCACGGCGACAGGCCACCATGTCTTCACCCCAATTATCCAATGACCATTGTGAGTTCTTAAATGTAATAGCACCTGTAGCAGCTGGACGGTTCCATGCTCTTGCACCAGTTGTACTTACACCTGCATTATATGTACCTGCACCATAACCAGTACCCTGAACAGGTACAGTATTTTCTACAGGAAGAATAAATTCTATGTCTGCAGTACCACCATCAGTTACTGCATTTATAGCAGAAGTTGTAGCAGAGATAGTAAAGTTATTAAGACCGCCTACGGCAACTACAGAATATTCACCAGATAGAAGTATGCCACTATTACCAATACTAGTTGCAGAAGTAATATAAATACGGTCATTGACAGACACCCCATGGTTTGTTATACTAATACTTACAAGAGGAGAATTTAATTGTGTATTCATTACACTTGTAAGTGTAGCTGCAGACACAAAAGGAGTACTATCATATAGTTGATTTGAATCTACTACATACAGAAACTTTTCTGTACCAAATGACATAAGCTTCTTAGTATCATTATCTGACCAAGTAATTAGGTCACGAGCAATACCAGTAAACGGAGTATCGTTTACAGCCTTTTCATAGCCACGAAGATTTTCAGGCTTTCCATCACGAAAGCGAACTCTGTTGCCATCATACCATTTGCCTTCTTCCGCATACTGTGTAGATTCTCTGTGAAACCCCGGTACGAACTCAAGTTTGGCAAGCTTTCCTGAAGTAGAAGCCATGTCTTACCTTGTAAAGTTTTGGATTGCTGCTGCGTCAATAAATGCAGTTGTTACCGTTACGGCTGCTGTTACTGTCGTAGCTACACTACGAACACTGTATACCAGCATATCAACTGCAGAAATAGATGTTGTAATTGTTGGAACTGTACCACTTACAAACTTAAAGTCATTTGCATATGATAGTGTTTTACCGCCTAATGTCTGTTCTTGGATAACATAAATAATACCTTGTTGTCCTACTTTAATATTATCTGGTTGACGTAGCGTACTATCTGCGCTAAGATACACAATAAAGTTATTACCTGCAGTCATGTCAACAGCAAAGATACTAGTATCAGAAACAGCAACAGTAACAAGAGGTGAATATGTTTGACCAGTAATAATATTTTCAGAAGCTATAGTATTAGTATAACCAGCACTTGTATTTACATAACGAATGTCTGTGGTAGACAAAGCCATCAGTGCAGGGTTTACTACTGAAGTATTAGAAATAAATGTACTTACACCAGTTGCAGTAACAGATGTTACAGGGTCAACCGTTGTGGTTTCAATTTCACCAATGCTTGTAATTACACTACGTGTTGCCGCACCCGCTGAACCACCGGGAATACCAAGACCTGCAGTATCAATACCACGTACATTAGTACCGTCAGTAGTAATAAGGAATGTGCTAGTTCCTGTTGTTGTGGTAGGAACTACAAAGCCTGTTGCAGTTGCACCAGTATTCATAATACGAACAGTACCAGTAGCAGAGGACTGTGTAATCTTATTATGAACTACGTATGTTTTGGAAACTGCAGGAAGGACAATGTTAGCGGCTGATGCACTAACTACGTAGCCTTGTAATTCAAGAGTTGCTGCACGTGCTTCATCTGCAGAACCGTTGTTAGTTGTTAGTGTATTATCATTTACAATCTGTGTGCCTGATGTGCCAATAGTTACATAAGCACCAACAGCGTCATCAAGCAAGTCAATGACGTTCTGGTTTAGGATGTCACCCCATGAGTTGGGATTTTCACCGTCTGCCTGTTTTTCTATTCGTATTCTGGTGGTATAACTTGAAGGCATATCTTAGTTCCTATTCTTAAACTGTTGCTACTATTATATACTAATTACGTCTGTCAGACAATATACGGTCTAATTTATCTTCTACACGGTGCAAGGCTTCCATAACCCTATCCATATCTTCCTTTAGTTCACCACGTGTTGCATAGTCTTCTCTTGTTCTGTTAAGAAGAATCTCAAGACGCTTTACTTCTTTGGTAGTATTATTAGCCCACCAACCAAAAGCACTGGCAATTACCATTAAAAGAATATCTATAAGGTTATTCATTTCCATTAAAAGTCCTCTAGTTCAGGCCAGTTATTAATAGGTGCAGCTTTTTCACCTTCTGCCACTTCCATCAAAGCTTTTAGTTCGTCAATACTTATTGTCTTATCAATGAGTTGTTCTATTTCATTTGATTTAGCACGTACTGCTCTACGATAGTTTTTAATATTAGTAGGACAATTTGTACCTTCTTCTACTTCACGTGTGACATACCAATCAGTAGAACTAAGAAGACTACCTGCAGTTTGTTTTGTTTTGGCAATTTCACCAGCTTTAAGTTCTGCCAAGTCACGTGGAATAAGATTACCATCCAAGTCTCTACCAAAGTAAAAACGTCCATCGTGTGGTGCAGGTGGTTCTTCCCACACTAAACCTTTAGATGCTTTAGTTTCAGCAGACCAACGCACCCATGAAGAAGGATGCTGGATACCATAGTCATCCTGCCATGCTCTTCCTTCTTTAATAATTCTTGCTTTATATTTCCAAGGCATATTTATATTCTCCTATCGTGCATTGGCGTATTTAAAAGGTTGTTCGGCAAAGGCGATGTAAATGTAACTGCCGCCTGATGCGTTAGTTTCACCATAAGTAGCATTACGAACCTTAAAGCCATTGCTTAAAAAATCTACATGAAGCAAGTTTGATGTGTATTCAGCATTATTTAAATTAGGCCATAATACATATTGCATCTGATTGTATGTGTCCCTTTTATCATCGTAAAGAACCCATCCTGCCGTGCTATCTGTTCTTTTTATTATAACAAACGCTGGCCTAAACCCTGTGTAATTAAAGGGGCCATTTGTAGAATTGTTGCCGACATATTTGCCGACCCTGCTGTAGCCATCAACACTGTGGAAACACCACATAATATGATTTGACCCACTTTCATTTATCCTGTCTTGTGTCTCAAGATAAATCAAACTATTATCAGGTGCCTGTTGCTGATAAACGTCATTGCTTCTTTCTGCATTTGTCAGGTTCAGGAAGATGTCTTTTGTGTAGCCAATGTCTTTATGGTAAACCAGCCAGTCTCTTGCGTTGGTGCGGTTGCGGCAGATAAACATCTCCGGCGCACTAGATAAGCCATGAGCCACTGTTCCATTAGAACCTGTGCCAGCATAGCCAAGAATACTAAACCCAGAAGTTGTATTAGTAGACAAACCTGTTAATGGAATAGTACCATCACTAATAGGTGATGCAGCTATTGAGGCATAGCCTGTACCATCTATATTAAATGTATTAGCTTTACCACCTGCTTTCCAAGTCCAAGCTACCATTTTATCATTTAAACCATTTGTTACATTAGCAGTCCCAACTGTAAATCCATCATAGTCAAATGATGAAAAATACGTTGATGTGCTATCAAGTTCAACGTCAGTGTTATTAGAAGACAAAACCTTACCAGCACCTCTAACGCTATCTCCAAGCATATGCGATGCAACATCAGTTCGGTTCTTCCACCATACAAAATCAGGACCAGTTATACCTTCTACTGGAATATTGTCATTTACCAAAGCAAGGTAGCCAGTAGGTGGTGTATCATAAAATTTTCCATAGCCATTACCGTCTGCTGCTCCTGCACTACCACTTGTTTTAAAACCTGAAAATGTATCGTCTTGTCCAAAGTTAGCTATGTGAAAACAGTTTGATTCAGATGCTATAGCAAATCTGAATGGGCCTTGTATTCCACTAAAAGCAGGAATACCAGAGTTTTGAACTGTTCCATTTTTACTAAAAGATATGTTTCCATTATCTGCATCAATTAAAACACCAATTACATCACCAGAACCATCTGCGGCAGTTGTATAGCTATCTCCATAAGTTGTATACGTTGCGTTATTTACTTTACGTCCATCAACATAATATCCATAAGTGTAACTATCTTGCCCCATATATCTATTTGTACTAGGAATTGTTCTACCAGCAATAACACCTACACCACTGTTACCTGCATCTAATAAAAACTCCGCATACCATTTACCACTAGTCATTTCAAAAGTTGAATATGCTTGAGCAAAAGAAGTGCTTGTTCTTTCTGCTTTTAAGTTACCTTCTGATAAAGTAAGTGTTGTTCCAGAAGGTCTGTTAGGGTCAAATGTAGCAAAGTTTTGTGTAGGACTATCACCCATCTGGTCAGTTGTTGCTACGTTAGTTGCACTAAAGTTGTTAGCATTACCTGAACTATCTGTACCCAATGCAGTAGCAGTTGAGTTGTCAGAAAAGTCAAGATAGAAACCATTAGTACCAAATGTTAAACCTGATACAGCTTTTGGAATCCAATAACCATTAGAACCGTATTGACCAAAATATGTTGGGTCTAAAGCAGTACCATCAATAAAATACATTTCTGCCATATAGCCATCCCAATAGGATGCATATCTCTGTGCTCCAATTTTGTGAACTACTGTATTATTAATATTTGTATCTAAATTTAAAGATGGGTTTGTTCTAGATGCAAAAGATGTTTCCTCAACACCATCAATATAAATTTTTATTCTATCATCAGCCGTGGCGTTTGTAGTATCTACAGCAACTAAGATATGATACCATGTTGAAGAACTTTTTAATGTTCTATTGGTAGTAAGTTGCGAATCACTGCCTCCACCATTTTCAAGTACAACCTGCAACTTGCCAGTATTATCAAGTCTGATTACCGTATCTGGCGCACTTGTTCCTGCATTAAAAATAGGAGGATAATTTGTAGCTGCTGGATTTGGTTTTATCCAAGTAGAAAGTGTAAATGTTTTACGATTACCAGCAGATGCAGGTGTGCGGCTTAAATAAGCACTATCATCATCATTAAATCTAATACTATTAGCAACAGTAGTAACATCTATAGGATGCTGTGCGCCACCTGAACCAATGTGTTGTGTTGCTCCAGTACCTGTATATAGGATAGTTTCAAAGTAATTGTCAGACTGTTGGCCTGAAGCTAGTTGAGGACCAATAGCTGGTGCTGGCAGGTTGGCTGAACACATCGCCAAGAAGCCGGATGGCACAGAATACTTAAAATCACCGTAGCCGTTGGCATCACTGTTGCCGCCAGCAGTTGTGTTTCCAGCAAACGTGCTATCCTGACCAGTGTTCAAAACAGCAGACCCATTGTAGTTCAAATAATGTGGTGATTTAAAATCATCTTCATAATCAGATGCAGTGTAGGTTGCTGATGGATTTGAATCATTTGCTGGGTCACCAGCACCAGCACCTATATTTATCCATTCTCCATTAATTGACCACCATAACTTGCCATTATCAAAATCAGCGGCACAACCAATTACATCGCCTGTTGTTGGTGCTGTTCCACCAGACCATAAAGTTGACCATGCGTATTGTGTTCCAAAGCTTGCCTGACCAAATGTTGAAATAAAACCATTTGAAGTACTAAAATCTCCAAAATTTGCTAGGTCTGTAGATTCGGTTCCAGCACCTGTAAAGGCTTCATATCTATTTGCCTTTGTCCAACCAACTTGCCAAGATGGATAGCCAGCATCAGTGATATAGAACTCAGTGTACCACTTGCCACCAAGCACAGACATATTGCCCATAACTTGACGGTAAATGCTTGAGCCGCCAGTTGCTTTCATATTGCCTTCAGAAAGCGTCATTGTCCCTTGCGCCGCACCTGTTGGCTGTAACACGTTCCAAGTAGCAAAGTTATTAGTCGGACTATCCGGCACTTGGTCACTAGTAGCAAAATTATTTACTGTTGTAAAATTATTTCCATTACCGCTAGAATCTGTACCTAATGCTGAAGCAGTAGAGTTATCAGAAAATGTTAAATAAAATCCATTATTACCATATGAAATTGATTGAGCAGAAATATCTTTAGGAACCCATATGCCGTTAATAAACTCACCAAAAGTGTTTGCATCATACATTGTGCCATCAACATAAACCATATCAGCAACATAAAAACTTCCATAATATGTTGAACTGTCTGGATTATGAAATATAAAGTTTTGACCACTAGCTTCGTTAATTTCCATATTGTAATTTAATGGAAGGTCATTCCCAGAACCACCAGAACGTGCTTGTGTATCAACACCATTTATATATATTTTATATCTTTCATAGACATAAGATTGAGTAGTATCTACAGCAACTACTATATGATACCAAGCACTTACATCTCTAAATATAATTCCACCACCTGCCGCAGATTGGGTGTTAAAGTTATAATCAACAAATCCAGAACGGTTATCACAAATATAAACATATAGGTAATCCCCACTAAAATATATATTTACAAAGTTAGACGCACCATTCCAGCTTGAAAAAATAGTGCCAGCATCACTTAACTCTGTGCGTTTAATCCAGCATGACATTGTGAATTTTTGTGCGCTACCAGCTACAGTATTTTGATACATACGTTGGCTTTTAGAATCATCAACACGTAAAGATTGGTTAATACTTGTAGGATATACTACAGTACCGCCACCACCTGCAGAGGTAGCACCAGATGAAAACCAAAATGGACTATTAGTCAAACTCATTTATATAACTCCTATGCGAAAGCTTTCGTAGCTGCGCCTAAATAAATAGTACCTGTAACTTCTACAAAATAAGGAACAACATCTACTGCATCTGCCGCAGTTGACAATGTAATACCTGAACCACCTGCTGTTTTATATTCAGAACCAAGTGAAAGCAATCTAGTTCCTGTTGCATCCTGTTTAAATACAAACACACCTGCCATGCCACCTACTTCTGTAGTAGGGTTATTAAGAGTTAAGTCTCCTGTAAGTGTCCAAACAAAACTATTATAAGTACTAAAGTCAGGTGTATTAGCACCAGTAAGAGATGCCGTATGTACAGCATTTACTATATTACCAGTTAATGTGCCGCCAGACAAGGGCAAATGATTAGCAATTGAAGTTGCCAGTGTACTAGATACTGTACCAATTACACTATTAATAGATGTAATGGCATTTGTATTCGTAGTAATATTTGTATTGCTATTGTCAATGCTTGTTGCCATCGTAGCTGACAGAGCAGTAATAACATTATTAATAGATGTTGTTACATTATTAATAGAAGTAATAGCATTAGTATTGGTAGTAATATTAGTGTTACTATTGTCAATAGACGTAGCCATTGTAGCTGACAAGGCGGCAATGGTAGCTGATGAAGGAACACCAGATACTGATATTACACGGCTTGCATTAATATTAATTCCTGAACCTGCAGTATAGACAAGAGCAGAACTAAACTGTATAAAGGTAATATTAGTTGTACCAAAAGTAATTGTACCTATTGTATTACATACATAAGCCTCACCTGCACCTGTATCACCTTCTTGAACATAGAAGTAAGAACCTTCGTCAAGACCACTATTAGTTCCCGGTGCGTAGTTATCTGCATCTGTTGCACGAGTAAGTACCCAATTAGTAGAACCAGAACCTACATCAGTAACTGTATACACACCATTTTGTGTAGCATCTGTTTGTTCATATACAAGCACACGGTCAGATGTATTAAGAGTTACACCGTCAATAACCAATGCTTCTTGAGTACCTGCATTAGTAAGTGTAGCACCTACACCTGCAGTACCATTATTATAAGTAGCATTAAGATTAATAGGTGATTCTACACGAACTGCATCATGGAAGTGAATAGCCGCAGCAGTTAAATTGTCTACATATTGCTTTGTTGCGGCTTCAAGGTTTGCAGAAGGATTACCCGGCAGTGTAATTGCACCAGTCATAGTACCACCTGCAAGTGGTAAATGATTACCAATAGATGTTGCTAGTGTAGCCGATAAAGCTTCTGTTATGCTTGTTGCATATGCTGATACTACTGCAAGTTGTGAAGTTGTTGCATATCCAGCACCACCAATAGCATTGTTAATAGATGTAATTGCTGCCGCATTAACTGAAGTAACTGCAGATACTGCCGCAATAACATTATTAATAGAAGTAATAGTTGGACCAACAAAGCTTGTAGCACTTACTGTACCGCTTACTTGAACACCATACGGAAAGTCTGCATCTTGTCCGTCTGTAAGGGTAAGCATAGAAAACGAACCAGTATTGGTTAAACGTATTTCATTACTTTGTATAAAAAGATTTCCAGTTCCACTGTCAGTAATTAAAGAATTAGAACCATTATGTTGAATAGTTAAATCTTTATCTGTACCAAAATGAAGAGCAGCATTATCTACAAAAGTTGCACTACCATCTACAATAAGATTATTATTTACATCAAGTGTAGTTACGCTTACTGTACCAAAAGACTGATTAGAATTTATAACAACTGTACCTGAACCAGTAATGCCTGTTACAGTTGTAGCATTTTCAAGAATGTGAATACCTGTACCTGCAGTTAAGGCAGTCATTGTACCTGCACCTGCAAGACCTGTAATGTTAGAACCATCACCATACAAATATGTAGCACTTACTACACTTGTTGAAATGTTGCCTGCAGTAAGTTTACCACCTACAGACGTAGCACCTGCAACTGTAAGAGTACCAGTACTATTAATATCGTTTGATACAGACAACTTACCATCAATATTAGCAGCACCTACAACATCAAGTGTACCACTTACTGATACATTGTTTTCTATTGTAAGTGAAGAACCACTAAATGTACCACCTACAAATGAATTAGCTGATACAGTATTGGCAACTGTTACATCTGTAATACGTCCATAGGCATCTACTGTAAATTGGCTTAACCCATAAGTACCTGCAGATACACTTGTTTGTGTCAGAGCAAATGTAGGATTACCTGCAGTACCATTAGCATTGGTAATAGTAACACCTGCAGTACCTGTTAGTGTACGACCATATTTACTGTCACCTGATTCAACTACAATACCTGTAACAGATGTTGCACCTGCTGCGGCAGTATTAAGTTGCTCTGCAGTTGCTACAAGTTGTGTACCATTAATTTGAATTGTACCTGTCAGATTAATACCTGACTGTGAAATTTGCAGTGTAGAGTTACGTCCTGCACCATCCTGAATATAAACAAACTGACCTGACCCTAAACCATTACTGTTTGTATCAGATGTTTGTAAAAGATTCTTATACGAATCTGCTATGAGTTTTCCAGTTAAATCTGCCATTATATCAAATTCCAATACTTGAGGTTATTATTAAATGTAATGGTTACTGCAGTCCATGCACCGTTACGGTCTGTATTAGGGTCAGGACGTATATCACGAATAAATTCTTTTTCATCTATTCTTGGTGATTTGTTTTGTGGATGATTTTTTAAATCGTAACTATAATCATAATCGGTAGGACATACCATTAAACCATAACTATTTTTCTTTAGCTGGTTTAATTTATATCTGAATCCACAAGTATCACAAAGACCATATACATCTCTTCGTGTAGCCATTAAACAGTTACCTTTGGTTTAAAGAATATACTTACACGTTCTCTGTCTTCTTCCATTGCACGTCCAAGTCTTTCTTCATACTCTGTCTTAATCATTTGAATTCTATTCATATCAACATTAGGACGTTTGATAGACATTTGATATGCAAGACCTGCAGTTAAACACGGAAGAAACCTACGAGAAATATCTGCATTTTGAATAGCAGATTTATTTACATCTTCCATATAACGAACTAATTCTAATTTTATTTGATCAGTATTATTTTCTGGAATAGGCCACAAATGTACCACAGGGTTGCCACGTTCATGTCGTACCGCATATTGTGTTGTACGTCCTGTCTGTCCTTTATTAGGTATCTTTAGATATTCCTGCATAGAAATACGTTCAAGCTGAACATCTGTATCATTACGATTATGTACAGCTTCAAGCACATCAATAGTAGAAGAAGCAAGTGCAAAGGTAGTTACACTAGTTGCAAGCGTAACGGCAGAAGTATTGGCAGTCCATAGCATAACGCCACGGTTCTGCCAGTCTTGTAAGATAAGGTTAATAGAACGCCGTGCAGACTTAGGCTCGTGACCAAGAGTTTCTTCGCCACCTATCATCTCCATTGCTTCTTGAATAACTTCATCTATATCCATATTGAAGTTAAATGTACCTGAAGTAGCCATTAATACAACCTACTCTTTTTACTTTTCTTTAATCTTAGTTTAAGGTCTTTTAATCGGATCATAGGTTTTGCGCCATTCCTGTTGCCAGAAGTCCTCTTCAATCGTCTTTTCGATGGGGCTTTTATGATTTGCTGTCCAACACTTGCACGATTGATAGACATTCTTAATATAACCTATTATGTGAGCAGCCAATTTTCCCACCCTTTTTATAACTAACCTTACCACCTTTTTTCATAACACTTGGTGGAGTACTAGGATTGTTATTTCTAAATTGTTTATACTTACGTTTCTTTTCTTCATCTGTATCTTTTTTAATTTGTTTAACAGCCTTAGTAGAAGATAAACCTACTTGTTGTCCTGCTTTTTTATTCACTGTTTTTTTAGGTTTAGGACTTACTGATTCATCAGGCATTGATCTACCTTTGTCACGTTTTAAAATTTCTTTTTGTACAATAGGTTTAAATTTTTTAGCAAATTTATAATTTTCTATAAACTTTTCACCAAACTCTTTCATTTTAGGATTAGGAGAAACTGCAGATAAACTATGAAAAGCAGTTGCTTTATTTAATGTATTGTCAAAATTTTTACTCAGTTTTTTTAACTGACTATCTGACAAATTTTTAATTGCACGTACTGGCGATTTTTTAGGTAGTTCCATTACTTACTTCTCCTTACCATACTTCTTATGTTGCTGAGTTTTTGGTGGACTTTTTTTAGATTTGCCCGGTCCAGCCCATAATACTTTGTCGGCCCAATAAGCAGCACTAAGCTTGCCCTTACTAATATTTTTTGCGTGGCGGCTTTTAAAAGATTTACGAGCCGTTGGTGAATAGTTATGTCCATATCCTTTTGCTCCGAAGTGAATAAGCTTAATTGTATCTCCGTCCTTTGCGAGAACCATTCCCTTTTTTTCTGGACGATTAGATCTTTTAGGTTTGTTAAACCCTGCAAATTTAGTACCACGATATTCTATGCCTCCTGATGGCAGACGTTTTACACCGGGATATTTAGAAGATTTACCTGCCATTACTTGACCTTCCTATATTTTCTAACTTTCTTTGCGACAGTCTTAGGCTGCTTAACAAATTGTTTTCCTTGTTTAGTTCCTCTTCTTTTAGCTGCCGAAGTCTTTGAGTATTCTTTTGCGGATAATGCTTTAATCGCTTTCGCTGGTAAGTAACGTTCTCCTGTAGCTTTTGGACCCTGCGTGGATGGCTTACCACTTTTGGTTCTCCACTTTTGTTTTGTCCAAGCTTTTAAACTCCTTTGAGGTTTTTTTAAGTTTGCCATTCAACATTCCTTATTATATCACTGTAATCCTTCATATACAAACCAAATAAATGGTATAAGAAAAGATAAAAAGAATAAAATTAAACCTATAATAGTAGCGTTATATATTAGCTGCTCACGTTCTTGCGCTATTCTAGCAGCTTCTGCCCTTTGTCTTTTTCTAATCTCACCTTGAATACGTATAATTTCTTGCCACGCATTCATACCATATTGGCCTATAATAAAGTTACGTAATTCGTTTTCCATCTGCTCTGCTTTTTTCTTAGCAGCAAATGTTTCTAATGCTTCCTCTTCTACGCTACCAAACCTACGACCCTTTGCAACATTGTGTTCTTTTTTAACATGGTGAATGGCATTCATCCAACGACCCAAATCACCAGCCATTGATTCAACTTCTTTACCTACTTCAAAGCCTTTCTTGATTGCATTGTAGGCAGTCGTTGCTGCGGCTATTGCTGTAATTGGGTCCATAACTACTTTCCTTGTACATTACTTACTTCTACACAAAAACATTTATCGTTTGGATTTTTAAAATTATGTTCAGTTAATGCCATATGACATTTAGAAATCCATTCATGTGTATCATGGACCTTTGTTTTTACCTCTATGTTGTTAGCAGTAATAACACAAAACATTACTACACTAAGATTTGTAACCACCACCAGCTTTCTTATATTCAGTTGCTAGTAGTTGAGCCTTACGAGCAGACCATTGACCCGGTGCGCCGCCTTTATTACCAGCTTTAATCTTTTCAAATAAACGCTTACGCATAGTTGGCTTGGTATAATTACCTGCCTTATTGACAGTAGATTTAGGTTTGCCACCTGTAGAAAGAGATCTTACATTCTTTCTTGTGTAAGATCCCTTTCCTTTTTTAGGCTTAACAATTTTAGGTTTAAATTTTCCATCCTTTAAACCTTTAGCTACAGGATTAGATTTACCTGCAGAGGATAGTGCAATTGCTACCGCTTGCTTTTGAGGTCTGCCTTCTTTCTTTAGCTTTTTAATATTTTTGCTAATTACTTTGGCAGACCTACCTTTTGTCAATGGCATTGTAGATTTCCTTACCGCTTTGGTTTACGAGCCTTACCCCAACCACGCATTTGACGAGCAGGACCACTTTTAATGCTACCACCTTTGCTAAATTCCATAGGTCCAGAAAAAGTGTCTATTAATTTTTTACGTGGTCTTTTACCTCCGGGTTTTCTAGATTTAAAAATTGGAGGTCTTTTTTCAGGTGCAGGATATTTTACACCAGTTGGACCAATTCTAAATTTTCTTTCTCCAGTATATTGAGCATCTTTTTGTGGCGTGTCATATTTAGTTGTGTCATATTTATTTACAGTTGTGGTTTTTGGTTTTTTACCAATCTTACGACCATTACTGTAAGATTTCATTTTACCACCAGTCTTATTGTTTTTAGTTTTTGCAGCATCACGTTTAAAACGAATTGCTTTAGCAGCAGCTAATTCTTTTTTAAGTGCATCCATGCCAAGTTCTTTTAATTTACCTTGAGTACCTGCCATAGCTGCCTTCGCTGCTTCTTTACCTGTACCACCATAATACTTCATCATAACGGCACGTTCTTCTGGACCGCCAACAAAAGTGCTTGCATTAATACCAAAGCCAGTATTAGCACCTTTATTAAAAGATGTTGGAACAGGAACTTTTGGTCTACCTGCTTCTGTATCAGAACCAGATACACGTGATGGTCCCATAGGTGGACCTTGTACTTTTGGTTTTCGTTTAGGCAAAATTGCTTTAGATTTACCCTTATCATCTTTACCAAGTGTACTAATACCTAGCATTGTTCCTGCTGTTACTCCTGCACCTGCTAGTGGTCCATAAGGAAAACCACGTGTACGTGTAGCAGTAGCACTAGGTTTAGCAGTAGCACTAGGTTTAGCAGTAGTTTTAGGTTTAGCTGTAGCACTAGGTTTAGTTGTTGGTTTAGGTTCCATAGTGGGTTTACCTGCACCAGTAGCAGTTTTTGGTTTAGCTGTAGTACTAGATTTTGGTTTAGCTGTAGTACTAGGTTTTGGTTTAGCTGTAGTACTAGGTTTAGTTGTTACTGTTGGTTTAGGTTTTGTAGTTCTAGCTTTATTGCGACCACGACCAATAGTACGTGTTACACCTGCTGCTAAGTCATCTGTTACTGTAGCAACAGGACGTGAAACAGTTTTTATAGCCCCTAAATTTTGATTTGTTACTGTAAGTGGTTTATCTCCTGCTTTAACAGCAGAAGGTTTTACTCTTGTTGCACCAAAATTTTTAATTAAATCATCTGCAATTGATTTAGATGTTTTAATTAACATACCACCTAGTTTAATAAACTGATTCATTGTTTTTTACCTTTCATTGCTTTACCATAACCACGTAAAGCTTTACCGCATCCTCGTGGTGATTTTTTATTTTTTGATACGGAGCCGCCTTCTTTAAATATACCCAAGTTCATTAGCTGTTCTCCTAATCCACCCAAAGCTAATCCAGCATCTGTATAAAGATCTGCCATCATGGGAATTTCAAGAATTGCTCCTGATCCAGCAAGTTTACCCATAAGTCCTTTTTTATTTTTAGATTTCTTTTTTGCCATTATTTCATCGCCTTTCCGTAACCACGTAAAGCTTTACCACAACCACGTGGAGAAGATTTTTTATTTGATTTAATTCTACCGCCTTTATTAAACAACTTACCTGTGCTTGGTATAAATCTAGCAGAAGGTGATGTGTATCTTTGCATAGATGTAGGAGATTTTTCAAATCCACCTTTACCTCTACCTTGTTTCTGTTCAATAATTTTTGTAGCAGACTTTTTAATTTGTCTAATTTTTTGTTTAGCCTGAGTTTTAGTAATCTTTTTATCTTCTAATTGTTTTTGAACCATATCAATTCGTTGACGAATTTCTTTACCAGCTTCTTTTGTTGCTTGTTTAGCATCTACAAAAAAAGCTTTACTTAAAGATTCAGAAGCCTTTTTACGTTTACGAACCTCTTCAAGTGTAGTAGGTTCACCAGAACGCATAGCTTGTTTTAAACGTTGACCAAAGCTAGGTTTTTTAATACGCATTGGTCTAGGATCTGCAACTTTTGTTAAATCAACTTCTTTTGTAACTTTATTTCTCATTGCATTAGTAGCTTTTCCTGTTCCCATTTTTTCAGAAATCATAGAAGCAGGTGGTGAAAACCGTCCAGTTGTTTGAACTTTAGAACCATTTTTTGTTTTAACAATACGAGCCTGTCCACTTTCAATAAGTCTTCTAAGTTCTCTGCGTGAATAATCTTTAAGTTTTTCAGGAAGTTCAATCTTAGAAGGAAGTACAGTATCTGGCCCTTCTTCATATGCACCCTTTGCAACTTGCGGTTGTTGCATTCTTCCAGTATAATCATCTCTTGCACCACGTCTACGTCCTTCAGCAGCTAACTCCTCTTTAGTCATTTGCTTTGGTTGTGGTGGAGTTTTTGTAGGAATACGACTTTCAATTATTTCTTTTGGCTTACGTCTTGCATCAATATCTTTAAGTTCTTTTAAAGTCATATTTTTTAGATCTGCCATTTTTTTAATTCCGTATGCTTGACGGAATTTAGTAAGCAGATTATTACGTTCTTGCTTTTGTTTATCAGTCATTCCTGCAAGTGTTCCACGTGGAGTAGACTTTGCACGAGTTGCTGATGCACTTGTTTTACTTGGTGCAGGTTTTTTAGCAACAGGTGCTTTCTTCTTAGCACGTGTCTGTGAAGCCTTTTGTTGTTTGGTTAAACGTCCACGCTTTGGTGCAGCAGCTTTTTTTGCAACTTTAGGGGCAGCTTTTTTTGCAGCCTCACTAGCACCTTTCTTTAAAATTTTACCACCTACAATTGTAAAAAGTCCCATTAGTTTGCTCCCGGTATAACTGGATTATCTGCACCACCGGGACTTGTAGCAGCTTCCATATCGTCCCTTCTAGTGCGTCTTGCTTGGTTACGTAATGATTCAACTGCTGCTTGATAGCGTTGTTCAAACAGTTGACTTGCTTGGTAGTCTTTCATAAATACCATTGCTTCTACCATAGACGCATTAAACAAAGCATCATAACAATAGTCAGAAAAATAATTATTAGGTGTTGCTGATGTAAGAGCAACTGGTTTAGCTACATATGCAATTTCACCATTCAATGTAGATACAGGTGTAGGAGCAATAATAACTGTAGTATTATCACGTCTACCATAATATACTGGTGTACCTGTGCTTGCGCTTACAGGCCAGTAATCTTTAATGTACTCATCAGTACGTTGTAATAGGTGAATACGTGTTGGATCAGTTGTACTTGTTGCAGAAGTAGTAATATTAAAATTCTTTACTATACGTGTACCTGATACTAAAGTAATACGATTGTTATCTGCAGATACAGCGACTGACGTATAAGTTACAAGACCATAGTCGTCTAGTACCCTTGTCAGACGTTCCTCTGCTCGATTTACAATTTTTGGAATATATGCTAAGAACTCTGCGCCATCATTTTCAGTAGCACCGATTAAGTCCTCAACCAGATAAGTATAATTAGCCATAATAAATTGTCACAGTAGCTGCTGATGTAGGAGCAGAAACTTTTACAGAACCGACCATGCGAACACCAAAGTCTGGGATCATTACGTCACCTGCATCGTTTGCAGTTGTTCCTACAAATTTAATATTGCTTCCACGTGCATTACCATACTCATCGGTTTCAGAACCTGTAATGGTAAATGTACCAACGCCTGAAAATGTTAGACCTTTAATACGAGTATTTGAAATTGTTGTGCTTGTAATTGAATCTACAAATGCACCACTGCCTACTTGATGAGCAGTTCTAATATTACTTGCCATATCACGTCACCTATATTTGTTAATTAGTTAGTTGTGGTTCGTTACCTATATTATACACAAAAAAGGAGAAGGATCAAAGACCCTTCCCCTACTTTTTTCAGATTAATTTAAATTAACCTTATGCACCGTCTGAGCCGTAGAACCCACGCCAGTCTGACCAACCGAAGCTGTAACGTTCACGAGCCTTAAACCGCAGGTTGCCAGTATCGAAATCTGGTTCCATTTTGGTTTGAAGCGGCGCACGTACAAACATCTTTGTACCGTTTGGACAATCAGTTTTGATAAACCAAGCGTCAGTGTCTGTGAAGCGGCGGTTTACGTAGAAGCCACCGGGAACCAGACCCTGATTACGGATTGAGTTGATGTCATTAACTTGCGTGATACCATCTGTACCGAAGGTAGCAGTAGCAGTTGACAGTGTGCTGTTCAGGATCTGATCAGCAGTAAATGCGAGGTCTGATGGAATGTGCAAAGACTTAGCTTGCAGACCAATCAGAATACCACGGTCATCTTTTGCTTTTGAGATCTGAATCAGTGCAGCTTCCAAAGATGATTCTGCAAGATCAGAAGCACCAATGTAGTTTGACTGATTACCAGCAGAAGCTGTTGGGTGAGAAGCAGAGAACAGTGCTACGCCATCGCCACCAACGTAAGCTGCGCTGAAGCCGTTGTTAAATACGTCAGCAGCTTTAACTTGCTTGGTGTTCGCCATAGCACGTGCCAAACCTCTTGCACGAAGTTTTGCAAATGTGTCATAGAGGTTATCTTCCATAGCCTCTTCTGTCACTGCAAATGCAAGTGCAATGGTTTCATGTGTATAGCGTGAAGTGTAGCTTTCCTGTGCATCGTCATAAGTAACGGCTGAACCTTCACCTTTAACAGGTGCAGTACCGAAACCTGTGAACAATACTTCTTCTTCAAACGCACGATCTGAATTTTCAGTTTCAAAAAGCGGTGCGTGTTCGTCAGCAACTTCCCCATATTCCATACCGAATACGGCATTAAGACCGGGGAGAAGCTCTTTTGCAATACTTGCTCTATTAATAGCCATTCTTTAATCTCCCTTATTAACCTAATAGGTATGCAGTAATGGTTGCAGGGGCAGAAACAGCAGCAGTCAAGAAGTTATCTGTATGCTGAATGAGTTGTACATTCAACTTCAAATAAGCGTTCTCAGCAGCTACAGCCACATCGTTGCCCGGTTCATCAACTGAATCCAATGTGCGACACATTGCGATACCAGTTGTACGAGTTGCAGCCTCTACACCGTGACCAGACATACCAGTAAAGGTTGAGCCTGTTCCAAGTGTTACAGCAAAGTTTTGTGAGCCGTGTAGGTCACCAGCAGTTACAGATGCATCTGCTTGTACTTCAAACACGGTACGTGAATCGTCAGCAACGATAGCTACAGCATTAGTAGCTGATGTTCCAGAAGGCCAGTACTTGCTGAACTTCTGCTCACCGTTAGCTTCGTAACGGCAACCCATAAATACGCCCTGAACGATTTCAGTTACTGTCGTAATAACTTCCAAATTCCCTGCATTGATACGGACAAGATCGCCTGTAAAAATATTAGCAGCGTAGGCTGAAGCAATAGGATACTCATTAGTACCTGTGCTGTTTGAGCCACTACCACGTTTACGAGAAGGTCGGAAGCCTGACAATGCTTTAGTTGCAGTCATTTTATTTCTCCCTTTTTAAAATTGCACACCAAGAAAAAAGTTCCGACCATTAGTTTCAATTAATCTTGAAATCTAGGTGATCGACCCCTTGTAACTTGGGTCTTACTATTATTACGAATTGGCATTCTTGAATCACTTGAGTTCATAAGTTGAGCATTAACAGCTTCAACCATTTCACGACTTTGATTCTCAAAATACCTTTGTCGGCTTTTAGCTTTTGCTAAAGGTATTTTAGCCAAGGCCAAATCTCCACGACAGATTGTACCTTCATACCGACCACTGTCCTTCACGATGGACGAATGCATTAGTTCGGGAACTTCATCTACAGAAACAAACTGCCAACCTTCTTGGAGTTTCTTTCCGATATTTTTGTAATCGTCTTGACCACGGCTAGTAATGCGGATCCAACGTAACTTTAAACCTTGATCAGCAAAACGATTTTCTACATCCTCTGGAATATCTAATAGATTTGGTTCTCTATATTCGTATTCCATTTCCCTAGAATTAAGTTCACGAGACTCTGCACTACGTGATGTTGTTGTATTACGTGCCATTTTAGTTTACCTCCACGCTATTAATTACCATAAACAGAAGTGTACTCACCATCGGATCGTTCCACTTTTAGTTTTTCTGCGGCGTATTGTTCAAGTGGTATACCCCATTTTTCAGCAAGACGAATATCTTCTTTTGAAAGTTTTACTTTCTTGCTATTAGATGAAGAGGTTGAAGTGCGTGATGCTCCACCAACCACTTGAGCAGGTGATGACGTTTCCTGCGTCCGTTGTGTTACAGGTGCTTCACCAAAACGTTCTGGAAATCGTTGCCGAAGTCTAGAATCAATCTCTTGGTAAAAATCTGTATCTGAAGGATCAAAGCCTTCTCCTTTTAGTTCATTGTCAATTTCCAATGCTAATGTAGTCATTACGGAATCTTGACCAAACCAAGGATTTCTACCTGCCCATTCAACTGCCAAACGATCATACTGTGCGGCTTCTTGTTGAATAGATCTTTCAGTTTGTTGAACAGCTTGCTGCTGAGACATTGTAAACTGCTGTTTATTTATCTGAAGCATTGATGCATCGTTTTGCGCCCGACTTAAATGTTCCTGCGCTTCTACAATGCGGTCCGTATCACCTGATTCCAAAGCTTGACGATAAGCTTGTTTAGCAATATCAATACGGTTATTAATGCTTGCTTCTGATGTTTCAAAATTCTTTTCAACAGAAGTTTCAATTTCTTTTTGCTTATTCTTTAATTGATCTTCAAGTTCTTTTTGACGAGCAATTAATTCAGCAATTTGTTCTTCACGTTCTTTTTTCTGACGTACTAATTGACGAATACGCTTTTGTGCGCCAGACTGTTGTTGTTCTTCCTGATCAGGCTTCTGATCTTCTACAGCTTCTGCTTGTGCTTCAGCTACCCTTTCTTGTTGAGTTTCAACTTCTGGTTGTTCTTCTTCACCTTCAATTTCAAACTCTACACGTTCTTCCTCTTTTTCGGCTTTGGAAGTATCTACCGTTGTCCAGTCATTATCTGACATTTATATTTCTCCTTTAACGTCATTTGCGAAGCTGACGAGTTACGCAATTGTTTTTATAATACAAGATAAGTTAGATATATACAATAGCTATCCAAAGAAAATCTTAGGTTTATTGCGTTTATTTAACCTTTTCTTGTGTCTTCCCGGCCTACGCTTCTTAGGTTTGCCATAAGAAGCTACCGCCAATGTATATGTTTTTGCCATTAGTGTGACAAATTATAGGTTGGGTCTAGTTCTTTTGGATCTTCAACAACCATAGAAATCTGGTCATCAAACAAAAGAATAAGACGAATACCTTTATAAAAGAACTTATGACCAGTATGTTTACCATAACATACATAATCTCCTTCGGAACACCATGCCCCATTGGGAAACTTGCTTGTATCTTGATAAGCACAGTCACCAACTTTAAGAACTTTACCTACCGTTGTAAGATAAGCAATGTCATTCTTTGTTGAATCAGGTAGAATAATACCACCTTTAGTTTGTTCTTTTACAGAAACAGGACGTACCAAAATGTGGTAGCCCGGAATGTGTGGCAACACGGATGGATCTGGTGCATCACCTGCTGTAATCCATTCGTCATTCTTAATTGAATTGCCCATTGATACTGCTTGCATTTTTACTCCTCATCGTCTTCATATATCATTGTGTTTACTATATGCTTGATTTCTTCTCTGGCCCATTCTATGCCAGCGATTCTACCAACTGCATTTGTATACGAATGATAATCTGAAGCTGATCCAGATGCAAGCGAATTTTTTAAAGACTGCATTTCTTTTTGCAGTACACGATCTATTTCTTCCCAAAGCATTTAAATAGCCTTTGGCTCATAGTTATATGGATTACGTTCTATGCTACCACCTGATTTAAATTTTTCAATTTGGCCTACACCTTTAGAAAAAGAAGGTACAGCATCTACTTCAATATAATCATATAAAGGATGTGTTCTGCTTCCTACTTTAATTTCTGCTACTATATTTCCTAGTCTAATATCTCCAACAGTTGCAGGACGTAAATTAGGTTGTTGTACTTCTTCTTTAATTTCACCAGATTTTAATTTTCTATTAACTTTGTCTGTCATTTTTTTCATATTCACAGGACCAACAAATTGTGTATCTAAAGTATAATAGTGTTGTCCTCTTACTGGCTGAACAGCAACAATAGGGTGGTCTAGTAATCTTTTTTCATTATTTACCATAACAAAAAATCTACCCGGTTGTAAAAGATTAGTATTTATTTCTTTTCCTGTAGAACCAGTATTTTGTTTATAATTTTTTTTCATATCTTCAATGCTTAAATTTTCAGAAAGTGTGTTAGCCCTAGCTACAGTTTTATTTTGTGTTGGAGTATTAGGTAATCTTTCACTACTTTTTTTAAACGAAGTGCGAGGACTAATAAAAAGATTTTCAAAAGTTTCATTAGATACATCAGTAGGTTTACCTTTACCCATCATAATGTAATTACCAAAATCTAAATCAAGTTCTATCCCTGCTTTAGATAAACTTTCTGACATTTCTTTTTTATAGTCACGTTTTGTAGGATCAAAAAATCTACCGGGGGCTGGCATAATAGAAGCAGCTTCAGGAAACTTTTCTGTATCCATTGCTCGTTTCATGCGTGGAGAAAGTGATTCTTCCACACTTTCTTCCATACGCATAATAGGTTCATTTTCAGGAACAAACTTCTTTGCTGAACCACGTCCAGTAGTTTTAATTGGTGTGGCAAACTCTTTTAGTCCAGACCTTGCCGCAAGCTTTAATACTTGTTGTAAACCGCCAGCCATAATCTATGCCTTTCCCTTTTTAGCATCTGCTAGTAACTTGGTAATCATGTCTGCCGCTTTAAGCGTTTCGGAGTTTTTGATGTTGTCTTCTTGTTTGATAAGGTCTGCGAGGATTTCGACAGCCTTGATAGCCGTTTTTGTATTTCGATCTTTCTCTTTTTCATCAGACTTCAGAGTATTCTCTGCTCCCACTTTATAAGCATCAAGCGCAATCTTCTGTTCTTTTAGATCAAGGTCACGGTTCTTCAACGCACCTTCAGAAGCTTCTTTTGCAAGTTGCGCCTGAATCTTTTGTTTTTCAATTTCAAGACGTTGTGCTTCAATAGCAACCATTTGTTGTTCTGGACCACCTCCTTGTTGTGCTGCAGCCATGTTAGCTTGCATGACTTGTTGTGCAGCAGCAGCCATTACTTGTTCGATTACTTGTGGATTCTGTGCATTAGGATCACCTTGCGGTGCTTCTGCCATCATTTGACGTGTTAGACCATTAACTTGCTCCTCATACTTCATTACAATATGTTCTTGAATATTTGCTTGCAATACAGGTGCAATACGTTGCATCATAGGATTACCACCATTAGCAGGATCTTGTAAGAACATTGTCTTAACTTGAATATGTGCATCATGGTTTTGTCCAGCAAATGCTTTAATAGGCAAGCCTTTAGTTGCAGCTTCAATATCCGTAACAGGATCAAGAGGCTGTGGTTCAGGCTTCTTAGGTAGAATGCGATCTAGATTAGGAATATTAGCCGCATTCAACAAAGTACGGTTTAGTTCTTCCATATTAAACATTCCCGGTGGGGCTGTCTGTGCCATTTGTACAGCCATCTGCGTCATCATAAGTCGGTGTGCAGAAGAAGGAATGTTTGGATCTGATACAGGCAAGACATCTACACGACCATCAAAGTCGTATTTGAAAATCTTTTCTGTAACACCGGGGACATCGTAGGGGTATTCGTCTGGCAAACTTTCGTAATCGATACGTGCCAAAATTTTAAATTCATCTTTTTGTGACTTGTGCAAACGCTTATGGATAGCACTAAAGAACTTACTAGAAGCTTCAAGCAGTGCCATGGTTGTACCTACAGGCCCATAGTTAGAACCTTCACTGATTACTTGCTCAGTGGTATCTGCAAACTTTTGTCCTGCTGCCGCTACAAACTGTAGCATCTGGAACAAAGTTCCTGATGGTTCTTTATATGGTAGTGGTACAATAGACTTTGTAAGATCCATACCAGTTGCTTCAACTTCTTTAAACTCGCCGGGAGCAACAGGATCATTATCACCTACAATACGTACACCTTTTGCCTTAAAGCCACCGGGCAAGTTAGCAAACTGACCAGCATCGATAAGGTTACGCATAGCTGCCGTAGCAGACATAGTAAGGTTACCAAGGAAGTGAATAAGACCAAGACCATAGAACCCAAAGCCCGGTACAAAACGATAATGAGTAAAGAACATTTTCTTTTGTTTTGTTTCGTCTTCTGGGTCCCAGTTGCGGCGAATAGAAAGAACTTGACGTGAACTTTCTTCAATAGTTACAATGTAAGGACAAGCCACACCTTCTTCTTCAATGTCCAGATAGCAATGCTGTTCAAGAAGAACATATTGCATAT